TTTGTAAAGATACAAAAGAACTCGTACTAAAGAAAATCGGTGCGGTTTGCATCGTATGTTGATTTAGGCGGTTAAGGCAGCGAGGTCAGCGTTTGAAAGGCGGGTCTTGAATAGTAGGACTTGGCTTGTTTTAGAATCGGTAGCAGCATCCGCAGCAGGCGATGAGCCACCAATATAAAATCCGCTGCAAGTTGGTACGCTTCCGCTTGTTTGAGTAATCCAAGCCACGCCATCAACATATACTTTAAAATCGTTAGCCTTGTAAGCCATTGCAACTTTATGTATACCGCTTGTAACTGCCGCACCATAAACACTAAATTGGTTGACTCCACCAACATTGACGTAAGCACGTATATTATTTCCAACTTCAACGCCTAAAAATAGCCAGTTGTTAGTCGTGCCATCCGAAATTTGAACTCGGTAATCGTTATCAACTCTTGCGGTTCTGTCAACCTCAAAGTATATAGTCCCCTCCGTCTGCCCAATCAAAGAACTAATTCCAGTCTTTAAGCATCCATCCGCCCCCCTTGTCACCGCTGCTCCCAATGTGGGGATGTACGAGGTGGCGTAGGATGCTGCTTCGATTTGTGCGCCATAAACAATTATGCTGCTTGTTCCATTACCAGCATAAGAAGCAAAACTATTTGCATTGCTTAAAGCAATTTGCATTGATGAAGTTCCAGCAACTGCCGTAAATGTCAAAGTGCAACGATAATAACCATTAGCATATTGCGTAATAGTTGCAGTGCCTCCCGATTGAGCAGCAACTACGCCTGTTGATAAATTAAATGCAGCAGATGCGCCAGTATTTACACCTTCTCGCAAGATTAAAGTTCTTGTTCCGCTACCCAATTTTGCAAAAATTGAGTAAGTCGTAGAAACGGCACTTGATGTAAACGTCTGTTGTATAAAGTGGAATGCGGTTGCAGAATTTTCTACAATAGAATCGGCATTTGAATAGCCATCTGGCGAAGTTGAGGTATTTGCCGAAACACTTACCGCATCTTTACTCCAAGCCGCATTATCCATTTGCTCTGAGAACGTGACCAAATTTTGTCGCTGAGGTTCAAGCAACAATTTACCACAAGAACTATTAAGGTAATCCAAACGGGGTACGTTAGCCACTGGCCCAACCGATACCGCTGCCGTAGTAGTGGCGATGTAGTCTGTTGCTACTCCCATCTCCGCCTGCGCTCCGTAGATGAAGAAACCGCTTACTCCGTCACCCAAGAAAGCACCTCCATTGTCAGCATCACGAATAGAAAAGTTACAAATAGCAGCGCCAGCCGAAGGCGTAAAAGTCACCGAGCAACGATACCATCCGCCTCCGACATTAGAAATGCTTGTTGTGCAAGCCGAACCCTTTGTGCCGACTGCGCCAGTAGTTACGTTGAAATACCCAAAAGCATTTGTAATGCTCGGGTCAATAAGAAACCAAGAATATCCGTTAGCTTTAACATAAATAGAAACGGTGTTTTCGTTTGCTGAATAAGTAATGCTTTGAGTTATTAGGTGAAAGTTGTTTGCAGCATCGGCAGTAATTGTATCGGCAGTCGTGGTTCCAGTCAAAGGATTGGCTGCGGAGTTTGCCGTTACTACAATGCCATTAACCGCCCAAGTCGTATTAAACGCTTCAGACTGCAAAACAAGATTAGTCCGCACCTTTTCAATTAGGCCGTCACTTTGCACACGGGTAGCGCTTGAGGCACGGCTGAAGGTTAGGTCGCCCGTACCATCGGTCGGCTTGACGCTGTAAATTTTTTGGTCTTTGTATCCCGAAGGGATCATTACAAGACTTGCGTCATCAAAAAAACTCATATCAATTCAAAATAAATAGTTGGTCAATTAAGCAGTCCTCTCCCTCCAATGTTGCTCCGTCATCGGTCATACGCTGAATATACGTATCAAAAATATCATAGTAGGTGTCCTCACCCAAGTCCTGTAAAGCAGCAGTCAAGCAATCATAGCCCTCGAAAGTGCCTCCATCATTCAGCACCCGAGTCTCAAACTGCTCCACAATCTCATTAGCAGGAGCGAAGCAAGGAGGTGCTGACTGATTCTGGATAGACAAAGTAGTCTCATCCACTTGCCCAAACCAAGTAGAGCAGTACACTACTCCCCACGATATAAAATTAGCCATTGTTATCCTTCTCTTTTAAGTAACTACTTAACTTCAGTATATTGCCCTTCTTTGGTATGTAGGTCTTTTTAGAGAACCCAGCTCGCAAAGTTCGCATCGGTGTCGGGGTAGACATCTGCATTGTTGTTTGAATTGTATTGAGGGAATGACGCTTGGTTGTAACTCATATAAGTGATGAACCTGTCGGTGTAGTACTGCGCTAAATCACGAGCCTTGCCTACAAGGTAGTCAACCTCAATCTTTTCTGCGGTAGTGCTATTCTCGGAGTTGTGCTTGAACACCCCACCGTTACCGATGGTATAAGCAGCAAAAGGCAAGTACTCCACCATCGCCCAATGGATAAGCATCGGCTGAATGTAGTCGTTTACAAGAGCGAGGTAGGGATTGGCAAGAGTATTGGCGATGATGTCATCGCTTATCTTGTCATACAACTTTGTGCCTGTATAGTTTTGGATGTGTATCTCCTGTGCTATCTTGATGAACTGGATAAACTTGTCCGTGTCCACGTTACCGCCTATTGCGGTGTTGCGAACCAAGTCCTCTCTTTTGATGAATAATGCCGTTGCCATATCTTATCGTGGGTTTACAAATCCTTGATTGGGCATATCAACAGGTCGCTTCGCTACGTTTGTAGGATTGGTCTCAAGTACCACGCCCTCCTTCTTTGCCTTGTTTACACTCACCTCTGCGTTGGGGTTGCCGACATCGGGAGTTACGCCTTCGCCTTTTGCCAAGTACGTCTTGCGCATCCAAAAGTGATGGCACCTTGCACCGCCCTTGTAAAGCCATATTGAATAGGTTGCTGCTCCCGATATGCCAAAACCTGCGTTGACGGCTTGACCATCCATACGCTCAATATCTTCTTTGCGGTACACCTTGCCTGCGGCTATCATTTTCTTGCAGAACTCACGGCTATTGGTCTTTGTAGATTCGGGAGCGTAAGCATAACGAACCTTGTATCTCTTGCCTTCTTCAGTTACTCCGTCTTGGTCGCTCTTGGCGTTAGGGAATGCGCTGCCTGTTGATGCGAATGCGTACTTGCTTAATGCCTGCTCCGCATCGTAGTCAACTGGTCTTTCATCTACAAGCTCCCACTCATCCATATTCACGACCTCGCCTACTTCTTCTAAAGCAGCAAACGCCTCCTCAAACATCTCATCGCTCGGCTCTTGGCTTGACAATTTAACGCCAGTCTCCTCCTCACGAGTCTCTAAATCCATAGGCGTAACTACGTCTTCGGTAAACTCTAAAGGCTGAAGGGTCTTGAAGTACAAGTTTAGGCTGATGTCATTGTAAGCAAGAATCATATCTATGCCGTCAATGATAATCTCCTGCTTGGGTCGGATTACAAGGTTATCCAAAAGCGTAGAAGCGGTCTTCAGCTCCTCTGCGTTGTTGCCAAGTCCTGAATTGTCCTTGATACCTAAAAGCATAGGGCTTACGATACGATGCGACACCATTATCTTTTGCGTGGCTTCAGCACTCAAGAATTGGTACTGCTCCGCAGCATCCGATAGTTGCACAGGGTCAACCGTTGCAGCAAGGTCTTTGTTATCGTTGAACGCAAGAATAAACTTGCCAGAGTTTGAGCTACCGCTAAACTTCGTGGCAATCTGCTGCTCTATGCTTCTGCGCTCCTCCTCGCTTGGTACTCCGTTGTTGAAGTTAATCAGCATGGAAGGCGAAAGGCCGTTCTGGATGTTGTTGATGTGGTAGTTGGCAATCTCCTCCTCAAGTTCTGCGTATGGTAAGCCGCCTTGATAGTCAACGGGGGAGTAGTAGTAGAATCCTGCTCGGTATGGCTTGATGTATAGAATCTCTAATCCTTCCTTACTCGTGCCAAATGCAGGGATGCGTACCGCAGTCTCTTTTCTGCCTTTTACGTCTGTCCAATCCTTTGCGTAGTAGTACGCCTCAATCTCTCCGTCTTCGTTGCACCTTGCAGCTCTCAACGTCTCTACTGGGATGTGCTGCACCTCTACAATCATATTGTGGTCTTGGGAGTACACCACTTGAAAAGAGCATTGCCCCATCATCACATAGTCAGCAACAACCTTCTGCAAGCAGGCTTTCGTAAACAAGCCACGCATCGCTGCGTACTCGCTCGGCTTCTTGGCAGAGTCCGTTGCATCCAGTCCTTTACCGAAGGTCATATCCATCAAAGAGTTGAGGATAGCGTTATTGGTAGGTGAGCCGTTGTAGCGGTCAATTAGGTAGCCGAAGTAGTCGTTGTTATCTCCGTATTCAACGTAGTCCTTACCTTGCACCTCTTTTACAACAGGTGTGGTGTAGGAGCTGAAGTTCACAACGTGGACTTTAGATGATGATGTACTCATTATTGTAGCTTTGTTCTTCGGTGTAGACGTTTTGGTTCACCGTAAATTTGTCGAAATCTGTTTGCGAAGTTACGAATACCCTATCTCGGTAGATAAGGTCACCATCGTATATTAGTTTGAGGCCGTAGAATCGGTTGTTGACTAATGTATAGACTGCCGTCAGTTCCATAAAGCCATTACCCTCTGTTATTGTAGGATTGATTTCTTGCTCTGTGTTGGTGCTTTCATCAATCAAATATAGCGTAACACCATCAAGGCCGTTAACTGCGCTCTGAACGCATCCTGTGGCCTCTAAAGTGCCACCATCAAACAACACACGCTCGAAGTATAAGTCCAAGTCCTCTGATGAGTAAACGAACTCACGAGGGATGACCGTAATGGTTTGAGGTGAAGCTGATACTTGAAGGATATGCATCTTAAATAAATAACCTTTTACTTTCGGTTTGTTTGAAAATAGAAAAGGGGCTTACGCCCCCTTCTTAATCTATCTGCACTATTTAGCAAAATGCGAATATAATACTAAAAAGTATTTAATTCACTTTTAATGTTCTTGAGTTTCTGTATGAGCTTATCTATAACTTGCGGCTTTGAAGCTAATAAATTCATTAGGGCTTGATTCCCACTACTAACGTCAACTCCAAGCTCTTTTGCTGCTGATACATATTTTTCGGCCGTTTTATTTGCTTCAATATATTTAGACTTTGCATCATTCAAAGCTCTTTCAACATTAGGAATTTGCTTAACTAAAACCTGCACCGCAGAAACAGAGTCCCATTCCGAATCAGTGGCCGCTTTGTGAGCCGACTCAAAATCATCCTTAATTGAAAACTCAACTTTTATTGCACGTACCTCCTCGCCAATCTTGGCGATTTTAGAAAAAATTTGTTTCATCGTAGTGACTGATAAGCGTTGATTGTATTTTTTGCTTTCGTTATAGCAGTAAGCAAATCTTGCTCGGCTGCCTTAACGTCTTTAATCTCCTTGATTGAATTTACATCAAGGCCTAATTCTTTTGCTGATACTTCGGTTCGGTCAATAGCATTAGTAATTACTTTGGTTAAGGAATTTGCAACCGCATATTCGGTATCTAAA